AGTATGATGCTCTATCCACACAGGTGCCAAACGGGGCGTTGGACTTTGAAGTGGCAGAAATGGGTTCATCTACCTTTACTGATATATGGAATGAGAACCAACTACAAGGTACGCCATTCCTTTCCACTGCAAATAACAACTGGGTAGTTGATGGTGAAGCAGGTTTCGAGGATTTTCAGATATATGACCTAAATGGAGCACAGATGACCTCTGGTTCTCCTAACTATAACAATAATGCAACTACAGGACTTAGGTTAAAGTTTCGTATTGAACCTAATCTTCTTGATAATGGCACCATTAATGGAACTAATTGGGAACTAGCGGAGGTTATGAGCAATGGATCAGGATATTCAGTAGGTGATACATTCGAGATATCCTATGCACATACTCATACTAACGGAAGCACAACTACATTTCAATTACAAGTTAGGATAAAAACTGTAGGACAAATCAATTCAGTAGGTAGTTCATCAGGTTTTGACCTACTGAGAGCGAATGATACTGTTAATGGACATACCATTACCCGCGTTTTCCACACAGATCAAGAAAACTTCGAGTATCATGTCGCATACTTAGACGGAAACGGTAATAATTTTGCAAAAGATACTCAATATACATCAAATAGGGCGCACCAAATCACCACAATAGCAGGAAAAGGCATTCCCGACCGCGCAATCTTGATTGGAAAGTATGAATTTATCGATAAATCTATGCAATTTGTCACCGCAGACGTAGATTTGGACGCACCAGACATTTATAACTCCATAAAACAACCAGATATAACACTTACAATCACAAATGGGCGCGTAACAGGCACTACAATTGTCGATGGAGGGACTGGTTGGAACCAATTGAAGGAAGAACCTGACCTTGTTGTCACTGCACCACTCATTGAGAGTGGAAAAAACGCGGAATTGAAGGGTACGTTCTCTAATGGAGTGCTCACAGCGGTAGAAATTACAAATGCAGGTAGCGGATATGACGCAGATAATGCTCCAAAGGCATGGATTCGCAATATTTACAAGGAAGTTACCTCAACTCAAGAGAATTTTCCCGATGATGACTATACTCCCAACACTTCTAAGCAACAAGTTATCCAAATTTTGAATAATTTACCTAAAGCGGGGGTAGTTCCAGTCGATGTAGACTCATTTGCGACTGATCAACCCGAAACTTACCAAAGTTTGATTCAATTAGGTCTTACTGATAGTGAAATTAGAGCAGTTCTTACTGAAAATGAGGTAAAACGTTTACAAATTGACCCTTCTACGTCTCCAAAAGTGACACAAACCGAATTTGCGTCTCTAGATGCGATTTTTGACATCGAAGAAAGGCAAACTTTTACTGAAAAAACAACTCATATCAATATTAAGTCAGATCCTGACCGTAGAAGAGTCCAAAAACTAGGACAAAGAGGATATTCCGCTAGTTCTTTAGAGACTCTTCGTGATGCTACACAAAATGATCAGTATAGTTTGAACTTTTTGAACGATTCTGAACTTCCCGACAAGGTAAAAACGTTTTTGAAAGATGATAAAGAGCAAAGACTTGCAAATAGAGATGCGGTTCTTGATGAAATGACACAAAAAGTGATTCCTGAGTATACAAACTATAAAGAAAACTTAGTTGAGACTGTTCAAGGTCCGTTAGTCAATCTTCCTGAGGCATCCACGGGGACTAAATATATGATGACACAGTTTCGTGCGGATCCTACGTCAAAAGTGAACTTAAATGTTACACTTTCTATGACACCAGTAAATTCGGGTAATTCACATTTTACTTGTAACCCTCCTACACCTTCAACAGGTGGAACAGTTACAGGCGGAAATGGTGAAACTATTGTAACTTCTTATCAAATGTCTAGTTTACTCGGACCTGGTTGTCAAGCGTGGAGTTGTAGCGGAACATTATCTGTTTACCATGAACTTGGTCGAGCAGGTGATAATGCTGCCCGCGCAGGTGCAGCGTACGGAAATCCTTTCACAATAACCTAATGGCATTCATTCCAACAGCATCAGGAGCACTTGGTTGTGCATTATTCATGGGAACATGTACTGGACACGGAGCGGGAACAGGATCATCACATCATCCTGGTCTTGGTGGAGGAGTACTAAAAGGTTCTCCTTGTCCACACGCACCTCTTGATCCAAGAGTTTCTCCCAGACCAGTAGATGCGATGGATGCTACAACCATATGGCCTCCGCATCCGCAATTACCTTTTGCTGCATTAGTGCGGAATGTGATTGTTAATGGTATAATGCCTATTATCGATTTCGATCTTCTCATTACTCACCCTACTCCAACCGTTCATAGTCACACAGTAGTTAAACCCCTTCCAAATGGTGTATGTGTTCATACTACATCTTCTCCTGCGTGGCACTGTACAGTAGGAACTGCGGGTGGTAGAGAAGCAGCACCAGGTCATGCTAGAAAATTACTCGCTACTAGTAAGACCGTATTCATCAATGGTCGTCGAGCAGGAAGGTTTGGAGACCCTCTAGGTGATAATACCGTAGCGTTTCCGTGTAACTCGCGTGTTGCGGGTTGCAGTCCAAATGTATTCATAGGAGCTTAATTATGGCAACAAGATTTAGTATGGGTCAATCAACGATTGAAACTAAACCAAAGAAAACATCACAGGGTCGTGGACAACACACCAAGTATGCTGCTACATCAAGAAATAAAGCAAAGAAGAGGTATCGTGGCCAAGGCAAATAGAATTGTAGACGGTAAACGTAATGCAAACATTCCTGTAGACATGTCAGATCATTTTTATGATCATGGAAATGAATATTGTCGTTATTTAATTACTGATCCACGTTCTGATAGATCAATTAGGAAAAAATCTGAAAAAGACGCTAAATAATACTGGCACTTCTCGTATTAGATGGCGTTAAAGAAAATATCAGGTAAAGATCAAAAGAGATCTCGTTCATTTACGGATCTCTCACTTGGTATGGTGAAAAATGCGAATACACAGGATGTTGCTGTCGTGAAAAATGACAATGCAATCAAACAGGCGATCAAAAATCTAATTATGACCACGCCTGGTGAAAAACCATTTCAACCTCTAGTAGGATCTAATATATCAAAATTATTATTTGAACCTCTAGACGATTTTACAAGTGATGCTATCAAACAAGAGGTCATAAATACGATTAATCGGTTTGAACCTCGCGTACGTTTGACAGGAGTTAGAGTACAACCTCGTTATGATAGAAATACATTCAATGTAACGATTGTGTTTAAAATAGTTGGAATCCCAATCAACGAAACTATCGAGTTCGTATTACAGAGACCTGAATAATGCAACCAAATAACCTCACAGCATTAGACTTTGAAGATATCAAAGCATCAATCAAATCCTATCTAAGAAGTCGGAACGAATTTACGGATTATGACTTTGAAGGATCTTCTTTATCGTATCTTATCGACACATTAGCGTATAATTCATATTATACTGCATTTAATGCTAATATGGCGATGAACGAGGCATTTTTGCCTTCTGCTACTATTAGAGATAATGTTGTTAACGTTGCAAAACTTTTAAATTACGTTCCACGTTCAATTACTTCATCTAGAGCATGCTTAAAACTAGATGTACAAACAACACAGACTGCAGGAGCATATCCTAGCAGCATAACATTAAAAAAAGGTGCTATTGCATCTGGTGGAAATTATATTTTTAACATTTTAGAAGATATTACGACTACTGTCAGTCCTAGCACAGGTATTGGCACTTTTGACAATGTAATAATCATGGAAGGTAGTATAGTTACCTTCCAATACATTGTTAATACCTTTGCAACTCAGGTTTATAAAGTCCCTTCCGAAGATGCAGACATTTCTACTCTTAGTGTAAGAGTAAAACCTAACGAATCATCTACAACATCAGACTTGTACAGTTTGACTGATACAATCACTGATTTGACTGCAACTACTCGTGCATACTTCCTCAGTGAAGGTGAAGATATGCGTTATGAGGTAAAATTTGGTGATGATACTGCAGGTAGAGCATTAAAAGATGGAGAAGTCGTACTTTTAGAGTATTTGGTTACTTCTGGAACAGAAGCAAATGAAATTACAACATTTTCGTTCATAGGACAGATTACAGACAATATTGGAGGTGCCTATAGTGGCACATCAGTCACTTTGAGCATGAAAGAGAAGTCACAACTTGGTGCTGCAGCAGAAACTTTAGAATCTATTAAATATAATGCACCAAGATACTACTCTGCACAATACAGAGCAGTAACAGCACAAGATTATGCATTAATTGCTAAAAAAGTGTATTCTAACGCTGATTCTGTTGTTGCATATGGTGGGGACTCTTTAAATCCCCCAATTTACGGAAAAGTCTTTATTGCAATCCAAACCAAGACTGGTTCTTTACTTAACGACGCAACTAAAAAGTCAATTTCTGCAGATTTAAGAAAATATGCTATGGCATCAATTGATCCTGTAGTTATTGACCCAGAACAGATGTATTTGTATTTGAAAGTCTTTGCACAATACGATCCTGGCACTGCATCTAATACTTCCGATATCAAAACTAATATTCAGAACGGAATTAACGATTGGGCAACACAAACTCAGATTAATAACTTTAATTCTACATTTAGAGCACAAGCATTTGAAAAAGCGGTGACTTTATCTGATAATAGTTTGAGTGATGTGTCTTTACAACTTTCTATCTTAAAATACATCTATCCAAACACAAATCAGACTAATACTTATTGTATCGCTACTGGTGCGGATCTATATGATAGTGCTCCAAGTAATTCTGATGGAACTACTTGTAAAAAAGAACCTATATTGCTTTCAGGACCTTTTAGAACAGCAGACAGACCAGGAATTGATCAACAATTTGAAGATGATGGTTTTGGTAACTTAAGAACGTTTTATAACACTGGTAATAAGAAAGTATATACAAATAATGCTGCAGGAACTGTAAATTATGCTACAGGTCAAATTTGCTTTGGTCCTGTTAATATAATTGGTTCAGGTGTCAATACACCTCCAACTGGATCTATAACAATTACAGATTCAACAACTGGTGCAGGTTCCGTAACAAATGGAGATCTACTTCCTACAGGTCTTCAGATTCCTGTTCTGTTTATTCCTGCAAACGTTGCATCTATTCCTGCTGCAACACCAGGAACTATTATCAATATTATAAATCCAGAGGTTACAGTTGTTCCAGTAGGTACGATTCCACCTCCAACAATACCTCTAAATAGTTTGACGCCATCAGTGTTTAATACGGTTCCCACAACTATTACTGTTGCTGATATCTCAAACGCAGGTGATCTAACATCCTCTTCTTGCTTCTAGGTGTAGATGAACATTAATAAAGTCTCTCAGTCAGTTGTTTCACAGACTCCAGATTTTATTGAAAACGATTATCCATTATTCAATAAATTTATTGAATATTACTATCGTTCTCAAGAAAAAACTGGTTTAGGACAAAATATTCTCAACGATTTTCTAGGTTATCTTGACATTGATAAACTCAATGTTGATATCCTTGATGGTGCTACGAAAATTGTAGAAGATATTACTGCGGATGCGGATGAGATTGTTGTTGAGAGTGTTGATCAATTTTTAGAGAATGACGGATCTATATTAATTGGTAATGAAATTGTATATTACGAAGGTGTAACTCATGCACCGAATATTGCATTAAGTCCTGGTATTTCTTACGATCAGGTAAAACTTAAGTGGACTACTCTTGCAAATCCTTTAAACAGTTTTGATGGGACTACAAGACAGTTTCCTCTTACATCACAAGATAATCCGATCTCTCCACCATCGGCACAACATCTTATTGTAACAACATATTCTCAGGTTTTAGTTCCTAATATTGATTATACTGTCAGTGGTAGTAATATTGTATTTACAACTGCTCCTAGAGCAAAATTAACTGCTGATGATGCATCTGCTACCTCTATCGTCTATCTTAGTGGTTT